ATATCAGCTACAAGATGGATTGATACTTTAGTTTTTTATGGAGATAGATGTGATGAAAGTCAGGCATTAAAGTTTCCAAGAACAAATTATCAGGTAGATGGTGTTGAGTTATCTTGTTCTACTATTCCAAATAATATTAAATATGCACAATATGAATTAGCTAGAGCATTGGCAAATGATACTGATGCTATTACTGGTACTACAGGTAAAGATGGTAATTTTTCTGAAGTAAAATTAGGAGATATACAGGTCAAATATAATACTGATAGTCAGGGTACTGGATCTGTAAATAATATTCTTGATGTTTACCCGTGGCTACAAAGTTATCTTGGAGCATATATGCTAGGTGGAGCAGGTAGTTTTCAAATGAGGGTGGTTAGAGGCTAATGGCAGGACAGTTAGATTCAGCATTTAAACAGATTGCAAAACAGGTTGTAGCTGATCTGGGATCTTCCTTTGATTCTTCTATTGTTTATACAAAAAAAACATCGGGAAGTTATAACACAGCTACAGGTGTTTATTCTACAAGTGATACAACTTACAGTATCAAAGCTCCTGTTGAGTTTGTTCAATCTACTGAAGATGATGGGAGAGAAAGAAGAGAAGCAAAGATATATATTACACCTGATCTGATTGGCGATAATCAACCTGATTTTCAAGATGAAGTTACATTAACTTATGCTGGATCTACAAGAGTAGGACAGATAGTTAATATAGATACAAGACAGGGTAAACAAACTTATCTGTTTACTTTATTAGTGAGGTTCTGATGACAAGAGATTTCTTAAAAGCAAATCCAGCTAAAGAATTAGAAGCTCAAATTAATGCTGATTTGAATATCTTTGTTAGAGAAGCACTTACAAAATTATCACGAAAAAGTAATCCTTATAGTCCAATAGATACTGGCTTTTTTGCTTCAAGTTGGACAGTAGGAAGATCAAGACCTTTACCACAAGATGCAAGAGAAAGTTTTGCTCCTTGGAATAGTATTAAACCTAAAAGAGATGGTACAACATCTCCTCAAAGCAGAGTAGAACCTAGATTTATAGATAATATTAATTATAATTTTAAAATTTTTGAAAGATTTTATATTGGTAATAGAGCAAAATATTCAGCTTATGCTTTAGCTTCATCAAGAAATCATATAGTAAGATATTTTAAACAAGATTTTAAATTTGACATGGATAGAATTTTTAGAGATAAAAAATCAAAAATTGGATTGGCTCTTGAGCCATTTAAAGGTGGTCAGGGTGGTATTGGACAGTTTGCTAATCCAGACAAAACATTCGTTAGTTACACTAATATTTCTGATATTCCCGATAAATCAAATTAATGTCTTTAGTAAACACCAGAGCAGCTTTTGAAAAAGCAGTAACAGATGCAGTTGCAGCAGTAGACGCTACTGTTGAAATGGTTTATGACAACATGGTTTATAAAACACCAGGTAAGACTAAAAAATATATTGTTATGTCATTGGATTTTGCACAGGCAACAATTCAAAATCAAGGTGCTGCTTCTGATTTTTATTCTGGTGTGGTTTTGTGTAATATTTATGTTCCAAAAGGAAAAGGAAGTGCAACTTTATCTGCATTAGGAGAAGCTGTTATTGATGGTCTTACTTCTGTGAACGCTTCAAATTATACTGATACATTTAATTGTTCTCCAAGAGTTGCTGACATATCTGGTATTGCTCCTATTAATACTGATGATACATCACATTTTCTTGGCTTAATATCTTGCCAATTTACCGCCAATGCCTAGTATAGTGTTAATAGCTATACATTAACATGACTAGAGCAGTTGATCTTTTAAAAAACAAGTTTGGAGTTTCTCAACTTTATAAACATGATGTTATTAAAAATGATGAGGTAATTCTTTCTGTTTATTGGAATCCATTAACTATTGCAGAAAGAGAATCAATACAGAAAAAAACTAATTCTGATGATGCTAATGATTTTGCATTACAACTAATGATTGAAAAAGCAAAAGATGAAAATGGTGCAAAACTTTTTCAAGATGGAGATAAAGCATCTCTTAGAAGAGAGGTGGAGGCTACTGTTTTACAAGAAATTCAATTAGCTATGATAAATGCTGGTGCTGACAAGGAGGTTGAAGAGGCTAAAGCCGATTTAAAAAGCAAATAAAGATTGGCAATTTATTTATGGATTAGCAAAACAGTTACATAAAACTGTTGCTGAATTATGTGAAACTTTAACTATTGAAGAAATGATAGGTTGGGCTGCATATAATCAAATTGAAAATGAAGAATATGAAAAACAAAAGCAACAAGCACAAACAAGTAGTGCTTTAAAAGGCAGAAAGAGGTAATATAGAGAAAATGTTTTAGTTTTTATAGTAAGTGGCTACTAATTATACTCTTAATATAGATGTCAAAGCCCGTGCTGATAAATTAAAACAGTTTCAAGATCGCTTAGACAAGACACAAGAAAGAGTAAAACAAACTAATAAAAGTCTTGAAACTTTTTATGGTCAAACAAGAAGAGTTGCAGAAAATATTGGTAATCTTAACCAGCAATTAAATCAAGCTGCAAGAACATTTAATAAATCTACTCTCGGTACAAAAGGTGCTACAGATGCAGCAAAAGATTTTATAAGAGCTACAGAAAATTTAAACAAAGGATTACGAGAAAGAAAACAATTATTAGAAGATATACAAACTAAAGAATTTAATCAACGTGGTAAAACTTCTGGATTGCAAAACAAATTTACTACTGGTTCTTCCCCATTTGCATCTGCAAGAGATCCTTTAGGTCGTACTAATGAAGAAATAAATGCTTTATTAGATGAAAGAGCAAAGATTGTTCAAAAAAATATTGATGACCAAGCAAAATTAGTAATTAAAAATAAAGAAGAGATGGATATTGTTAGAAGGTCATTACAACCAAGACTGAAAGGAACAAGATTGCAACAGGAAGAAAATAAATTAGTAAATGAAGAGTTAGATAGAAGGGCGGAACTATTTATGTTGCAACAAAAAGAAATTAAAAATATTGCAAATACAATTAGAACAAAAAAAATTAAAGAAATACAAAATGAAGCAAAGATAGAAAATGAAATATTAAATATTAAAGCAAAACAGGCTCAAGCAGAAATGGATTCTATAAAAAGATCCAAGTTACAAATGAGTATAAATAATAAAAGATTACAAATAGAAAAAAGAATGTCTAATCCATTTACAAGAATGGGTCATAACATAAGGAGTAGAGGAAGAGGAGCAAGACAAGCAAGAGAAATGGCTATGTCAAATGCACTTATTGGTGGTGCATTTCCTCTATTATTTGGTCAAGGTTTAGGTGCATCTGTAGGTGGTGCTGCTGGTGGTGGTGCTGGTGGTTTAATGGGTGGACAATTTGGTTTTGCTTTGTCACTTGTTGGTACGGCTTTAGGTTCTCAGTTTGATAGGTTAGCTCAATCAGCTAGAGAGTTAGGAGAGGCATTAAGAAATCCAATAAAAAATGTTGATTTACTTACTCAAAAAATAGGAGCAGCTAATACACCTTTTGGAGATACTGTTTCTACATTGAAAGATTTAGGTTTAGAAGGAGTAGCAGCCGAAGCAGTATTAGAAAGATTTAATAAAACATTTAATACTAATAGAAAAACTATTACAGAATTAGGAGAAGAATCAATACAATTTACTAATGAATTACAAAAATTAGGAACAGGAATAACTTTACTTGTGGCTGGACCTTTGACAAAGTTTTTACAAATAGTAAATGATACTTTAGGCAATACTACTGAGATAGGTGTAAGAAGAGATGCTGGATTAGAAGCAAGAAAGTTAGCCATGGAAAAATTTGGCATAGGAAGAGGAATAATAGGCAATTTTAGAGCAAAAAGAGAAGTAGATATGATTTCAGCCCTTGCAGATAAATTTTTTCCTATTAAAGAAATTGATGGCGAAACTTTTGAAGAATATGCCAGAAGAATTGAAAAAGAAATTCTTGCAAGAAAAATGAATGAAGCAGGATTAGATGGTCAAGTAGAAAAAGATTTACAAAGGCTTATTAAAGAGAGAAGAGATTTTGAATTATTTACTTTGCAAAAACAGTTAGAGATAGAAAAACAAAGTCTCACAATGAGAAGTGAAGATTTAAATGTTTTAAAAAGAAGAATGGATCTTCTCAAAATAGAAGAAAAATTAAAAGTTAAAGGACTAGCAGATACAAAAATAATGACCGCAGAACAAAAGAGGGCACATCAATTTGCAATAGATAAATTAGAAATTGAAAGACAAATTAGCAAAGAATTACTGGATCAAGCAATAATTATGGCTGATCCTATGCAAGCTGCATTGGTTGATCTCAATAAAGAAATGGAAAAATTTAATGATTTTAGATACCAAGCAGTAGAGTTTGCCAAAGTATTTGGAGGTGCTTTCCAAGAATCATTTAAAGGAATTATAAAAGGAACAATGACAGTACAAGATGCGTTTAGAAATATGTTTAACCGAATAGCAGATCATTTCTTGGATATGGCTGCACAAATGATTGCAAATCAATTACAAAGGAGTTTACTTGGTTTTATAGGTAATGCTTTTTTAGGTGGTATTGGCGGAGGTGGAGGTGGTGCTGTCAACTTAGATGAAATGAGTTTATACGCTAATACAGGTAGTACAGTAACAATGGCTGATTTTGGTGGTGGATTAGCTAGTGGAGGTATGACTAAAGGAGGTAAATCATATCTTGTAGGAGAACGTGGACCAGAATTATTTACACCAGGAGTTTCTGGTATGGTTACACCAAATCATGCTCTTGGTGGTTCAACAAATATTGTTGTAAATGTAGATGCTTCTGGTTCTTCTGTCGAAGGAGATGAAGAACAAGGTAGAGAACTTGGTCGGATGATTTCAGTTGCTATACAATCAGAATTAATTAAACAAAAACGACCAGGAGGTATGCTTGCATAATGGCTACGTTTCCTTCAATAAAACCTACTTACGGACAACAAAAAAGATCCGCACCAGCTACACGCACTATTCGTTTTGCTGATGGGTTTGAACATAGAATATTATTTGGATTAGCAGAACATCAAAATCCAAAAGTTTATAATTTTACTTTCAATGTCTCTGAAGTAGAATCAGATGAGATAGAAACTTTCCTTGATGCCCGTGCAAATGATAGTGATAGCTTTGATTTTACTGCACCTGGAGAAGCTACTGCACAAAAATTTGTATGCGAAGGATGGTCTAAATCAATACCTTATAACAATAGAGCCACAATACAAGCAACATTTAGAGAAGTTTTTGAACCATGAGTACTGCTCCCATTATTACTGATCTACAAAAGATCAACCCTTCAGCAATAATTGAACTATTTACATTAACTACTGATGCAACTTTGCATGGTTCTGCTCAGACCTACAGATTCCATAATGGAACGAGTTTAAATGCTAATGGAGATATTATTTGGGCTGGTAATCAATATTTAAAAATGCCTATACAGGCAGAAGGTTTTGCCTTTCGAGAAGGTCAACTTCCCAGACCTACTTTGACTATCAGTAATGCTCTTGGAACTATTACAGCCATTTTGTTAAATGTAAATGCTGTAACTACGGGAAATGATTTAACGGGAGCTACTGTAACTAGAATTAGAACTTTGGCACGTTATCTTGATGCTGTTAATTTTCCTACAACTACAACCAGTACCACGACTACCACAACTATTGCTGACCCTGCTGATGCCGAAACTATAACCTATACTGTTACTGTTCATAATCCTGGAAGTGGAAATATTTTTAGGATTAATGGTGTAAATAATCCTGTAATTACAATGAAAAGAGGATCTACTTATATCTTTGACCAATCAGATGCTTCAAATAGTGGACATCCTTTAGCAATAAAATCTGATGCAGGAGGAGCACAGACAACAAATGTATCTGGAACTGCTGGAAATGCAGGAGCTACAGTAACCTATCAGCCAGCATATCCTTCTGCTCCAAATGACTTGAGATATTACTGTACAGTCCATGGAAATGGAATGGGTAATACAATCACGATGAATGATCCAAATACAACGACTCAAGATACTACAACCACTACAACTCAACAGGTAAATCCTTTAGGCACACCAGATCCTACAGCAGAATTTCCTCAAGAAATTTATAAAATAGATAGGAAATCAGCAGAAAACAGAGAAGTTGTACAATTTGAATTAGCTGCTGTTTTTGATCTTGCTGGTATTCGTGCACCAAAAAGACAATGCACTAGAACAGAGTTTCCTTCGATTGGTACGTTTATAGCATGAATTGGAAAGAAGAAGCACTTGTTCATGCGAAAGACCAAGATCCTAAAGAGTCTTGTGGTCTTTTATTAAACATTCGAGGAAAAGAAAGATATTATCCTTGTCGTAATCTTTCTATGACAGATCATCAATGTTTTATCATCGACCCAGAAGATTATGTAAAAGCGGATAATACTGGAGAGATAACAGCCGTTGTTCATAGCCACCCTATAACACCTCCAACTCCTAGTCAGGCAGATAAAATTAGCTGCGAACAAAGTAATCTTCCCTGGCATATTGTCAATCCAAAAACAGAACAATGGGGATATTGCGAACCTTGTGGATTTAAGCCACCTTTGTTGGGTAGACCTTGGGTTTGGGGTGTAACCGATTGTTGGAGTTTGGTTAAAGATTGGTATAAAGAGGAGAAAGGTATTGAGTTGAAAGATTGGGATAGACCTACAACACCAGAAGAATTTGTACTGAATCCATTATTTGAAACTTGTGCTTGGAGAACTGGTTTTAGAGAACTTAGACCAGATGAAAAAACTATGAATGGCGATGCTTTATTGATGTCTATTGGATCTCCTGGTTTAAATCATGTAGCTATTTTCTTAGATGGAGATGTTTTACATCATTTAACCGATAGACTATCTTGTAGAGAGCCTTATTCTCAATGGTTATTAAAATGTACAGGAGGGAGGTATCGTTATGTTGCGTAAATTAAAATTATATGGCGAGCTTGCAGAGTTTGTAGGCCATAAAGAATTTGAGATACAAGTAGATAGTCTTGGAAAAGCAGTTAGTTTTCTTGTTAATAATTTTCCGCAAGTAGAGAAATATATGAACCCTCAATATTATCAGGTAAAAGTTGGTAATTATGCAGTAGATAAAGATGAAATACACCATCCAATAGGACAAGAAGATATACATATTGTTCCTGTCATTAGTGGTGCTGGTAGAGGTTTTGGAAAAATATTGTTAGGTGCTGCTCTTATTGCAGGTGCTTTTTTCCTTCCTGCAAGCATACCTGGCGGTGCTGCTAGTTTTAACCTTACAACAGGATTAAGTGGTGGATTTATAGCAAAAAGTATGGTTTATCTTGGTGCTAGTTTGGCAATTATGGGTGTAAGTGAAATGTTGTTTCCTATGCCAAAACCAAAAGAATTTAAGTCAGAACAAGATCCACAATTATCATTTAGTTTCTCTGGCACTCAAAATACATCAAGAGCAGGTACTCCCGTTCCAATAGTTTATGGAGAGATAGTTACAGGATCAGTTGTTATAAGTGGTGCGATTGATACTCAGCAGGTACAGGCATGACAGACGCACCAAAAAATATTATTGGTTCTGGTGGTGGTAGTCCTCCACCTCCCCCTCAACCGACAAGAACTCCTGATACTTTACATAGTAGACAGTTTGCTACTTTTCTTGATCTTATTTCTGAAGGAGAGATAGAAGGCTTTGCCTCTGCATCAAAAGAAGGACTTACAAAAGGAACAACTGCATATAATAACGCTGCATTAAAAGATGTATTTTTAAATGATACTCCCGTTTTAAAAGCAACAGCTACTTCTGCTTCTCCAACTGCAACTGATTTTAACTTTCAAGACGTAACATTTAATCCTCGTTTTGGAACTTCAGATCAGACAAAAGTTGAAGGTATTGAAAGTAGTTCTTCTATTACAGCAGTAGGAGTTACTGTTACTCAATCTACTCCAGTTACTAGGCAGATAACAAATTCAAATGTTGATGCTGCGAATATTACAATAACTTTTCCTCAGATACAAAAAGCAACGGATAAAGGAGATTTACTTGGATCATCTGTTTCATTAAAAATTGCTGTTCAATATAATTCTGGTGGTTTTACTGATATTATCTCTGACACGATTACAGGAAGAACTGCTGATGCTTACCAAAGAGATTACAGAATAAATCTTACGGGTGCTTTTCCTGTTGATATTAGAGTTTCAAGAGTTACCGCAGATAGCACAGATTCAACTTTACAAGATACATTTCAATGGACAAGTTTTGGAGAAATAATTGATGATGCTAATACTTATGCGAATAGTGCTTATGCTTCTGTTCGATTGGATTCTATGCAGTTTCAATCAATACCTAGCAGAAAGTATCGTATTAGAGGAATAAAAGTAAGGATTCCTGGTGCTGGTGCAAATAGTTCTGGTACTCCTACTGTTGATAGTACAACTGGTCGTATTGTATATCCTGATGGATATATTTTTAATGGAGTTATGGGTGCTGCTCAATGGTGCTCATGCCCTGCGATGGTGTTACTTGATCTTCTTACAGATACTAGATATGGGTTTGGTAATCACATAACTGATAGTTCTCTTGATCTTTTTTCTTTTGTTACTGCTAGTAAATTTGCAAATACATTGGTATCAGATGGATTTGGAGGACAGGAAGCTAGATTCAGTTGCAATGTAAATATTCAATCATCTAGTGAAGCATTTGATTTAATAAATGAGCTTGCTGGTGTTATGAGATGTATGCCAATATGGTCTGCTGGTAGTATTCTTCTTGCTCAAGATAGTCCAAAAGATGCAAGTTATTTATTTA